GCAAGCGAAAGCAGACCCGCAGCTCGCGGGTGACATCGTTCAGCGCCAGGCCCTGGTCACCGAGTTGTGTCAGTCGAGGCAGCAGCTGAGCGATACGATCGACGAACGCCGATGCGCTGGCGACCGTATTGGCGCCGCGGTTCAGGTCCGCGAGCTGCGCCAGATTCTGCCAGCCGTGGCGTACCAGCCGACGCGCGGCCCAGAGCGTGCCGAACGGGCGGGTCAACCGCGCCCAGACCAGGGCGAACACCACGCCCAAGGCAGTGGACAGGGCAATATCGGCGAACAGTTGAAAATCCGCCTGGTAGGCACGCTGGATGGTAATGCTGGAGATCGTCTGGACCGCCACCAGGATCACCGTTCCGGCATGCTGCGGACGACCGGCGAGCGTACCGAGCAGCAGCAACGGCCCGGCGAGCAGCGTGGCCAGGCTGCCGAAGTCGTGGACGTTGGGCATCAGCGCGAACAGGTAGATGCCGGCGGCGCTGATTGAGACCAGTGTGGCGGCAAGGAACGACCTGATGAATGGCGCCGGGTTGTCCTGACTGGCGAAGAAGCAACCCGCCACGGCGGCAATGAACACGCCGCTGTAGCCGTGCTGCCAGCCGGAAACGAACCACAGCATGCTCAGGCAGAACACCGACAGCGCCACGGACGCGGCGGTGAACCCCTGCAGGCCGTAATCATGATGGCGCCGGCCGCCGGCCAGCTGCTGGGCGTGATAGCGCAGCGCCGGGAGCCTTTCGGCACGCTCGTCGGCAAACTGCTGCCGCAGCGCCAGGCAGTCCTGCCAGAGGTCGAGCAGCGCGCGCAGTTGGCGCAAGGCGCTGTCGATGGCCAGCGCCTGTGCCGGATGGGCCGCACTCAGCCACGTGCCTAGCTGCAGGCTGCGCTCACGCAACTGGTCGGCGTCGCTGGATGGCGCATCGCCCTGGATCCAGCGATCCACCGCCTGCAGGTATTCCTCCAGCTCCGGCAGCAGGCCGTGCGGCTCCCGCTGCAACCGGTGCAGCGAGTCCACGGTGGAAATCAGCTGCGGCATCAGCATGGCCATGCGTGCACGGAATTCACGAGCCTGGACGGTCGAGCTGTAGCTGCGGCTGTCGTAGTCGAGGTGCGTGAGCATGCCGTCCAGACCCATGACGTCTACCAGCAGTGCGTTCAGCGCCCGCTGGTCGGCTTCGCCTAGATGCCTCGCGTTGAGCATGCGGCTGGCCGCGGCTCGGCCGTCGCGCAGCAGCGCGTCCATCTTTGCACTCAGCGTCGGCGCGATACGGCTGGGAAACAGCACCGAATTGACGACACTGGCGCAAACGATGCCGAGCAGGATTTCCTCAGAGCGTGCGAGCGCGACATCGAAGATGGTCGCGGGATGATTGACCTCGGCCAGGCTGATCAGCGGCACCGTGTAGGCCGCCAGCAGAAAGATGTAGCTGCGCGGCGAGCGATCCAGCAGCGACAGGTAGAGCAGGGCGCCGATCCACAGCGACATCGTCAGGCTCAGCATGATCGGCTGCTGGGCAAAGGCTGGCAGCAGCACGACCGACGCGGCGGCGCCGAGCAGTGTGCCCAGGGCTCGGTAGATCCCCTTCGAGCGTGTCGCGCCGGACAACGGGTGCGACACGACATATACGGAGGCCATCGCCCAGTACGGGTTTTCCAGGGGTATCGCCAGTGCGATGTACAGCGCCATCAGGGCGGCAATCAGCGCCTTGGCCGAGAACAGCCATTCGCGCCAGGTTGGCATGGTCATAGGCGTATTGTTCGAGAGGCGTGGGCCAAGGGCGGGAGAGGGCGGCCGGCACGCGTTGACGTGACATTTAACGACATCCACCTGTGACAAATTGAACAAGCAACAGGACAATCAGCGCACTTTCGTTGTTTCGAGTTCTGGGCCGCCCATGAGCAGACGCATTCCCAATTACGCGCTGTACGGCCAGGCCGCGTTGCCGGCGTGGCAGGATCTGCTGCATCTGGAGTGGATCAGTGACCGCGGCGACATGCATCAGCGCGAAATCCGGCCCCATCAGCACGATGCGTTGCTGCAGGTCGTCTATGTGCGCAACGGCCAGGGCGAGGTATCGCTGGAGAACAGTCGCATGGCGTTCCATGCGCCGTGCCTGATCCTGCTGCCGCAACGCACCGTGCATGCGTTTCGCTATAGCGCGGAGACCGATGGTCCGGTTATCACGGCAGCGCAACGGCCGCTGGAGTCCATGGCACGTATTCTCTCCAGCGATCTGCTGGCAATGATGCAGCGTCCGGTGGTGATTCCCTTGCCCTGGATTGCGGATGGCACGGAACCCATCTGGCCACTGATTCAGCTGATTCAGAACGAAGCGCAAGGCCAGGAACGCGACAACGTGGCGGCCGGCCATGCCTTGCTGATCGCCTTGCTGGTACAGATCACACGGCTCAATCAGCCGACCCTGACCGCAAGGCCGGCCAACGGCAGACGCTCGGCATTGCTCGGTCAATTCCGCGAACTGATCGATCAGCACTTCAAACAGCATTGGCCGCTCGCGCTGTATGCCGAAGCGCTGGGCATCACGCCGGCCACGCTGGGCAGAGCCTGCCGCGAAGAACTCGGCGAATCGCCGACAGCCGTCATCAACGAACGCATCGTGCGCGAAGCACAACGACAGCTTGCATATACCGCATTGGACATCCAGCAGATCGCCCATGACCTGGGCTACGACGATGCTGCGTATTTCAGCCGATTCTTCAGAAAGCAGGCTGGCCTCAAACCCAGCGAATTTCGCGCAGCATTCCGAGGAAGAGCGTAAATGCAATCGAAGCGACCGCAATCGGCACGTCAACTGCAGAGTCGACAAGCGATAAAAGTGACTGGCCGAGCACCTGCAGGAATATCCTGCGGATTCGCATAATGGGTAACGTTACGTTTAATCGGCTCCGGACAATGCTATAAGCTCCGGGGCCGATTTAATGTAACGTTGATTATGCGCTGCGCTGTCGATCTCGAACCCCATGTCATCAAGACCTCTGAACTCTACGCCCCAGGGCGCAAGGGTTCTGATGCGGTTTCGTGGCTTCTCGATGATTATCCGCGGCTGGTGGCCGAGGTGCGTGAGTTGCGCAAGCGATGCCACCAGCTCGACCAAGAGAGCGCCGCCCTGGATGCCCGCTTGGAAGCCCTGCAGGCGGCATGCAGGGCTATTCTGAAGCTTTAGGCCCAAGGCCGACCATCTTGCGCAACTTTGCGCTGTCAGCTTCATATGCGGCTGCCTGAACGTTCATCAATGGCGCCAGGTAGTCCCACAGTAAGTACGTTCCGAATGACCAATCTTTTGCGGCTTTAACGTCTGCAGACTTTTCGTTTGTCTTCACTTGGTCAAACGCTGCCTCGGTTAGTTTTCGGTAGCTCAGTCCTTTCGACGGCTTTTCGTAACGTGACGATAATTGCTTTTTCAGCTTTTCGTTCTCTTCACGCAGCCTGTCGGTGGCAACCAGCGCGGCACGTAGACTGGTTATCTCTGCCTGCATCCGCTTGATTTCCTCGACCGTGGCAGGGTCCACGTACCCTGATTTGGCCTTTTGCCGTTCACGGTAGGCGCGCTGTTTCTCGGCTGGCGTCATCGCTTTGCCTGTCGATGGTCGGCCACGGCGTTTCTTGGCTGGCAGCTCGTCCAGGGGGAGGGATTGGGTTTGCTTGTCTGCTGGGTCGATCATGGCGAAGGGTCCGTTTCGTTGTCCGTGCTGTAATTATAGTAACGTTACCATAAATACACTAATTGCATGTTGCTATCGGGCTCGCACGTGCAATAGATAAAGTAACGTTACCGTAATTCAGCCTCGACCTCGCCGCCCGCGGCGATTAGTCGCCTGCACGCCCTGGACTGACCGCCTCGTCGTTACCGCGACGATACCCGCGCAGCGGCCGATCCCCCCTCAACGAAAAAGCCCCCGACGGCCTTAACGGCTCGCCAGGGGCTTCTCGCGATATTCGTCCTACTGTCCCGCCACCAGCTCAACCCGCGCCCCGATCTGCCCAAATGGAACCGCTCCTGGGTTTCTCTCTGCCGCTCTCCCAGGATCATCAGCACCATCGACGGTCAGGTCACGATAGTTGCGCAGGTTCCGCCGCGCTTTTTCAGCTGGTCGTCGGTGGGGGTGCTGTTACACCCCCACTTCGGTGCGGATTCCCGCACTCAACGTCATCACCGCAAGGCTTCTTGCTCATAGCCGAACAGCACACCTTTCAGGGCAATGCGTGCTTGGTTCCTGATATCTGCCGGTAGCGACTCGAACCGCTTGAGGATCGGCGCCATGTCATCGGACAGGGCTCGCTCATCGTCTCGCAGCAGGAGCTCGTCTGTGCTTACCCCGAGCACTCTCGCTAGCTTGACGATGGTTTCGGCGGTGGGCTCTGAGCGTCCCGCTTCGTAGGCGGTGTAGCTGGATTTGCTCACGCCTGCTGCCTCCCAGACTTCTCGCTGGGTGAGTTTCTTCGCGACCCTGAATCGCTTCAGGTTCTCTCCGATGGTCATGGCTCGTTCCTGCTGTGCTGTGCTCATGACATCATCCTAGGTACTGTGGTTCCGTACAGTTCCGGCAAGCCGGTACAAAAGGGGTTGCATCCCGGATATTTCAAGTCTTATGATCCCGTCCATCGAGTATCGGCAAACCGATATTGACAGGGATTTCTATGTTCATCGACTGGCTCAGCGTTTCGCAGGAACACACACGCGACCTCCCGGTCGTTTGCGACGTTTTCCGTCAGACCATCGATGCCCATACCGGCGAGGTCCTTGCGACCAGCCAGCCGCGTTTCCAGCACGAAGCCAGCTACAGCACCGGTATCAATCTGAGCGTCCAAGGCCGCAAGATCACCATCGAAGGCAATCCCTCGCGCATTGGCCGGATCGACAACCTGTTCGGTCATACCACCATCGAGCAATGCATCACGGTCTATAACCGCATCCTCGACCTCTACGGCCTGCCGCATTTCACGCGCTGCACTACTCGCAGCCTCCGGGACGGTTGCTCCGGTGCGAGGGTAGGGGACTGGGTAGCCGATGGCGCAGTGATCACTATGGTTCACCTCACCACGAATGTCGGTGTAGGGAAGGGCAATCAGCTCGACTACCTGCGCGCCGTCTCTGGTGTACGCCTCGGTCGTAACGCAGGCTTTCTCTTCCCTAATGGCCGCACCGTCACATGGACCAGCCAAGAAGGCGGCAAGGGCGCACGCCTCCAGTACCGCAAGGCCTATGACAAGGCATGGGATATCGCAGACAAGCTCATTCCCGCCATGCGCCGCCAGTTCGGCGAAGATTCACGTGAGCTGGCATACGCCAACCAGCTGCACGACTACTGCCAACACGAAGGCGTGATCCGCTTCGAGCAGGAACTCAAATCCGAGTACCTGGCCCGCGAAAACCTCCGCTATTGGGGCCTCATCGACGAAAGCCGTTTCCAAAGTATTCACGGCGAATTTCTGGCCCTCGACTCTCGACTCAAGGTGACCGCTATGGATATCGCTTCCGTGTCCGAACAGCTCCTTCTCGAAAAGGTCGTTGATACCGTTCGAGCTGCCAACACCACTGCCCTTTATGCCTATCAGTGGATGAACAACCAGCGCTTCGATTTCAACAAGCGCCAGGTGAAGGAGCATGCCGCTCGTCTCAACCGCATCGGCATCGACATTCGTTCTCCATTCGACATCACGCGCAATTCGCTGGTGTTCGTCCGCGACGCCCGCGAAGTCACCCCGGTTAAGAACCTCACGCCGCCAAGCTGGTATGAGCGCCCGAACCACCTGAGGGCCGTCGCATGACCTCTTTCGCTCTGTGGAAAGGCGCAAACCGTAACCGCCTCATCAAGGCGTACAGCAAGCAAGCCGGCATTCACCACACCCCAGCGGACTGGGCCGACTTCACCGAGGCTGAGTACGCCCGCAGCGTTCGCGTGGAAACCGTTTCCAAGCGTCGAGGTGCCAAGTGATCGCTGCCACCTGCTCCCTGCTGGCCACCCTCGCCGGTGGCGCCATTGCGCTCTATGCCGTTCGCCTGAGGCTCCGTCCATGACTCGTACGGTCAGCTTTCAGGGTACAGCGCTCAGCGCCTCCCAGCGTCGAAGCCTCCAGCTCCGCCAGCAGGTGCAAGCCTCCATGAAAGCAGCTCCTTCGATCCTTCAGGAGCTGGACGAGATCGACAGGACCATCGACTGGGAGGCTCGGCGCTACTGGAACCTTGTGGCCGACTTCAAGCGTTACGGCCACCTCGAATACCGCCAGAACGGCACGCCATGGGTAGGCGACGCCTTCGGCCATTAACCCGCTGACGGGCACACCGCCTCCAGCTCACAGGGCCACAAAGCCCGCACTTTAGGAGAAACACCATGCCCTTCGTATACCTCGGCATCACCCGCGACGCAGGCACCTCGAAGAAAACCCAGAACGCCTACGACATCCTGGTCGTGCATTACGCCGTTGATGCTGCTCAGTCCACCCGCCCAGACCGCAAGCAAGCCATCGGCCTGGAGCCGCAAAGCCTGCCCATCGCCCCGGAAGCCGTCGCCCAGTTCCAGCGCGTAGAGCCGCTGTCTGCCGTCAACTTCGAGTTCGAACCGGACCCCCGCAACATGCAACGCAACCGCGTCTGCGGCGTGAAAGTGGCGCCTAAGTTGGCAGCAGCCGGAGCCAACTAACGATGTACTACGTCCAGGGCTATGACGAAGACGGTGCACTCGACGATGAAGAGTGCGAAACACTCGAAGACGCCGAGCAGATACTTGATCAGATGGTTTTGGACGGCGCAACAAAAGTTGAAGTTCTCAATGGCTACGGCGACGTCATCTTCGAATATGACGCAAATGAAGCTGAATACGAATAACGGAGTAACAAACAGTGGAATGCACCGCACAACTAACCGCTGAATGCGTAACTACGGTGTTTTCCGCTGGCTTTTTTCTCGTTGTCACTTGCTGGGCAATGGGAATGACAATCGGCGCCGCTCTTGGCGTCATTCGCAAACTGTAAAGGAGTAACAAACATGACCGAGATTTTCGGAGCGGTAGACCTCACTGGCGTTAACACTTGGGTAATCGCCTCGGGCATCCTGATTGTTGGGATCGCGATGGCCTTCAAAGGTATCGACCTCGCCAAGCGTGGCGTGAAGAAGGCCTAACGGCCTTTTTCGGGGGAGGGGCTTCGGCCCCTTCATTCATTATGGAACCAGCACAACTAGCGATCACGGCAGCGGATTTGGCGATGCTCGCCTATTCGCTTGTTTTTCTTGGTGGAGTAATTGGCGGATGGGCATTCGTACTTGGAGTAAATCAGCGGTTATAACCCTTCTGGTCGTACTCTCAACCGACCTCGCCCATGCGGCAACTCGAAAAACAGTCAACCATGGCCAAACGTCCGGCTCCATCGTCGCCGGTACTGGCGCGTCCTTCACAACGCCAAACGGGGAATCAGCGTATTTCGGCTCGGACTATGTAGACCAGCACACCGCTGGTAACCGGTTTAAGGCCGGTGATGTCGTCCCGTCTGGGTCCGGTAAGATATCCGTTAAGGTCACTCCAGTAGCAATTGCAAACCGCGCAAAGGTCGCTGCCAAGGCCGTCGCCAGCGTCAAGGGAGGCGTCCCGGGCGTGATCGCTACCGCCGCCATCCAGTGGGCCATCGAGCAAATACCATCTGCGATTGTTGTAGACGGTATGCCCGCAAAGAAGACCACCGTAGGTCAACCACCAGAGGCCGTGGACATGACCAACGGCACATACTATTGGCGCGCCAACGTAGTAAACGCCCCGCCAGCCACGGGCGCGCTCAAGGCCTGTAAGGCCCACAACACCAACGCCTCATACATGCAGCTTTCGACCGAAACCCGAGCGCGATGCTATATGTACAACGGGCAATACTTATTCGACGTCAACCGCTTCGGCACAACGTGTCCCGTTGGCTATTCCTATGATGGAGTTAAAGGCGAGTGTTATGGCGCAGGCTCTGTCGTCCCATTCAGCGATAGTGACTGGCAATCGCTCGAAGACGTAGCGCGCCAAGTTGCAAACTCCGACTGGACACGCGAACTGATGAAAAAATCGTGTGAGGGCTCCATAGCGCCTCAGAAGTGCCTGGACGGTCTCGCCGACCTATCTCCAATGAAAGGCCCTGCCAGCCAGAAAGGCCCAAAGGAATCCACTACCACAACCACGCAGAATCCGGATGGAACGACTTCTACAACCACCGAAACCACCCAGACCGAATATAACTATAACTACGGCGATAATTACTATAACTACACGTCCACCACCACGAAGACGACTACGAAGGACGGCCAAACAACGACCGAGACAACAACGGATGCCCAGCCGCCCGGTGAACTTCCGAACAGAAACGAAGACGATAAAACCGACGAGGACTGGGATATATCTTTCCAAGATTCCGAGTTTCCCGCAGTAACCCCGTTTTACGAACAGAAGTATCCCGAAGGTCTCGCCGGTGTCTGGCAGGACGCAAGGACGAAAGTCGATGAAAGCCATTTTATGGCATTTCTTCAGTCATTTATCCCGCAGTTCTCGGGCTCTTGTCCGTCATGGTCAATGAGTTTCGAAATCGCTAGCTGGGCAAGTTTCGGAACGCACAGCTTCGGGAACCTTTGCTACGTCTTCGACTTTGTGAAGGTCATCATCCTGGTTACGGCGTTATTCACTGCCCGCGCCATTACATTCGGTGGTTGATATGGAAGCTATAGGCAAGTTCTTTACGGCGCTGCTTGCGAAATTCGTAGGCCTCGCAAAATGGCTACTCACGGTCTTCAAGCAACTAGCGATCGACGCCTGGAACATCGCTACGGACCTCGGCTGCTGGATCTTCGACGGCATGCTTTCAATCGCCATCGGCGCACTTAACGCCATCAACATCCCATTCGACCCCCAGACGTACTACAGCATGATCCCGCCAGAAGTAGGGCAGATGCTCGGTGCCATCGGCCTCACTCAGGCCATCACCATCATCGTTGCCGCGCTGGTTATCCGCTTCCTGCTCCAAACCATTCCGTTCGTTCGCTGGGGGTCCTAACCATGATCAACCTAGTTCTTGGCCAGCCAGGCGGCGGCAAAAGCTACGAATCCGTTGCCTTTCACGTCATACCGGCCGTGGTAGAGCAGGGCAGGAAGGTCATCACCAACCTGCCGCTGAATCTCGCCATCTGGGAACGCTACTGGCCAGGTAGCACCAAGCTCATAGAGATTCGCGAGCCCCAGCTCCTCGACGGCCACCTGGTACGTCCTTTCTCCAAGGCAGAGCACTACGGCGACCCCTGGCGCCACCCAACCACCGGCGTCGGCCCGCTGTATGTCGTCGACGAGTGCCACCTCGCCATACCCGCACGCGGCCCAGACCCAAAGGAGCAGGTGAGGGTAGAAGAGTGGTATTCGCTGCACCGTCATGAGCTCGCCGACGTGCTTCTCATCACTCAGAGCTACGGGAAGATCAACCGCGCCATCCGTGACCTCGTCCAGGTCGTGTACCGCTGCAAGAAGGCAACCGCGTTCGGCTTCTCTAACCACTACATTCGCAAGGTCCAAGATGGCCTGCGTGGTGAGGTGGTTAACACGACGGAGCGCAAGTACGAGAAGAAGTACTTCCCGCTTTACACGTCGCACACCAAGTCTAGCAAGGCCGCAGAGGAGCTATCAGCAAACGACATCGTCCCGATCTGGAAGCGCTGGCCATTCAAGGGCGCGCTCATCTGCATGATTCTCTTCGTAGCCATGGTCACCTATAACCTCAACCGGGAGCCCAAGGGAGCGAAGCCCGCGCCGCCTCCTGTGTTCCAAGCCGCCCAGCCATCACCGGAACCCGTGCCGCAGCCACAGCCTGCAAAGGAAGTCGCTACGCCGCGAGGGCCGGAGCAGAAAATTCACCCATACCAGGGCTATGACCTCTATCTGTCAGCCGTCATGAAAACCGACAGGCCGGACGAGCACGGCGTAGCTAGGCCGTTCATGGTTGGATATCTCACTGTCACGCAGAACGGACAGCCCATCAGGCAGGTGTCCTTCCGTGACCTCACAGAAGCCGGCTACACGATCACCTATGAATCACCCACCGTCATCGGGCTTGAGTACAAGGGGCATGACCTTGGCTACGTTGTGTCCGCACTGCCAACCATTTCGCTTGCCAGCAAGACCCCGGACAAGGCCGCAGGCGGATAACTGGGGGGAGTCCGCTTGCGGACGGGACCCGGTTTCCGCCAAGGTCGCCGTCCGCCTTCCTGCCAGCCGAATGCTAGTCACCTGTCCACATTCGTGAGAGATTTCCGCGCCCACGCAATGGATGCGCGATATGTCACTGATCGACCGCGAATGGTTTCACCGCAAGGAACGCCGGCTCCACAACCAGCCGGCACGTCGTCATCACCAATCAACTGAAGCAGGGCCGCCGGGACTCGCAGTCGCTGCGCTCATTGCGCTTGTCCTTGTGGCGGGTGTTCTTCTCTGGCGCTTCGCATAATGGAGATTATGAAATGATCCTGACCTACGAGCTGGTCGATAACCCCGGCTACGAGTATGAAGACGAAGTTCAGACCCAGTTCGATGCGTGTGTCAGGCTTCAGTCAATCGAACCGTTTTGTGTTTGGTGGCAACTGACGGATGGCTCTGGTGAGCTTGTCATGTCGTCTTAGGCGCTTCGCATAATCTATATTATGTTAAATTGGATATAGGTTGCGTCTGCCAGCTCCGTATCCTCGGCGCTTGCAGTACCTGGAAGTGAAGATCCGAATTCTAAGCACCTAAACATCCAAACCTAGGTATTTTGCCCCGGTTTAAATCTTGTCTTCCTCAGCCGGTAGTGAGTCTAAAACCCCGGCCCAGCTGGCCATGCGACTGCTAAAATTCGAGACTTTTCCTGCGAAACTCTCACTGCTCCCTGTCGTTTGAGCACAAATTTTGGATAATCTCGCCCTAGAATGCGCAATTTCGAAATTTCTTCGCCTTAGCACCAGCACACCGAATTAAGGATAGAAAACTCCCAGCAGTAGTCTTCAAGAAATGGAGAACGCTTTACCTGTTTTGCTTAGTATCCGGAGGTGAAAATCCAATAACCTGGATCCCGCTGGCTCAGGATTCGAAGCCCTGATAACGTTTAGTGAGAAAGCGCTCAGAACTAAAACTCGGTATATCGTGGACTTTTTAGCTTGGGATGGTCTGAAGTAGTCAGGTATTTCTGGCTGACTCCAGCCCTTGCCGATTTCAAAACGGTGATTCGGCTAAAAAACGATCAAATCATCCCCTCTTTCCGGATTTATAGCCGGCGCGAGCACCTCGCGCCGGCCATTTCCCGCATTACAGACGCACCTCTCCTGCATTCGTCAGCAAATGTCGGCGCGCCATCCACAGGTTCGACAGCGCAAACAGTGTCACCAACTGCGCGGTGTTCTTCGCCAGGCCACGGAAGCGTGTCTTCACGTAGCCGAATTGGCGCTTGATCACCCGGAACGGGTGCTCGACTTTGGCGCGCACCTGGGCCTTGGATTTCTCGATCTTGCGCTTGGCTTTGTACAGCGCACTGCGCTTACTCAGCTTCTTGTACATACTGCGGCGGGCCGCAATCTGCCAGATCACCTCCCGGCCTTCATGTTCCGGGCGTTTCTCTACGCCGGTGTAACCCGCGTCGGCGCCGACCATGTTTTCCTTTCCATGCAGCAGTTTGTCGACCTGGGTAACGTCAGCAACGTTGGCTGCCGTCCCCACCACGCTGTGCACCAGGCCAGACTCGGCATCCGCGCCGATGTGGGCCTTCATGCCGAAGTAATACTGATTGCCCTTCTTGGTCTGGTGCATTTGCGGGTCACGCTTACCGTCCTTGTTCTTGGTCGAACTCGGCGCATGGATCAGCGTGGCATCGACGATGGTGCCCTGGCGCAGCGACAGGCCCCGATCGCCCAGGTAACCATTGATCACCGCCAGAATCCCGGCCGCCAACTCGTGCTTCTCCAGCAGGCGACGGAAATTGAGGATGGTGGTTTCGTCGGGAATACGCTCTAGGTTCAGCCCGGCAAACTGGCGCAAGATTGTGGTCTCGTACAGCGCCTCCTCCATCGCTGGATCGCTGTAGCCGAACCAGTTCTGCATCAAATGTACGCGCAGCATCGCCATCAGCTGATACGCCGGACGACCACCTTCATCCTTGGGGTAGTGCGGCTCGATCAGGGCAATCAAACCCTTCCACGGCACCACCTGATCCATCTCGATCAGGAACAACTCTTTGCGGGTCTGCTTGCGCTTGC